GCAGTATCTTGTGTTCTAACTGTAAATTGGTTACTCTGTGATATATAATACGATAGCATATCTAATGTTTAGTAATATAACAATCTAACAATAACTTATAATTAAATCAAAATAAGACATAAAAAAACCCCTCTCACGAAGAGAAGGGTTTAGTTTATTTAAGTCTCAAAAGTAATTTCTACTTATGACCCATATACGATTGTTGGTTTATCAATTGCTGGTAATCCTGCGAAAGGGTCTGCAACAGTTGAACCACTAATGAATGGTGCTGGTAACTTTTCTTCACCTGTGAAGGTAGCAGAATAACCATAAAGGTCTCCTAATGCTCCACCTGTTTGAATAGTTCCTGCAGTTAAATCATTACCGTGTACTTCTCCAGCTAATAGTGTATCACCTGAATTAGTCCATACAAGGATTTGTGGTCTCCCATAAGCTAACAATTTAAGTTGAGTAGTCATTTCATTCGTTAACTTTTTCAAGTTAAGAACTGTCTCTTGTGAAAAGAATGTTGTACCATTCTCTCTTGAAGAGTTGACTGTTTCAGTATAAGTAGAAGTTCCTTTGAGTTCATAAAAATATGCCGTAGAACCAGATAGTGAATTTATTTCTCCACTTCCGTTCTTAGAAAACGAACCTGTTTCATAGTTGATAAAATACACTCCTTGTATTCCACCTACTGAATCTTTACATACTTCGTTTCTTCCTGCTGTAATATTGCAACTCATAGTTTCTCCTTTTTATTAATTGTTAGACTTAAAATGCTCCGTAATAAACGATATCTTGTGGAATACCAATTTGTGTTCCTGCAGTATATCTCATGATTACTCTATAATTCTGCGAACCATCTAAGTTTGCCATATCAAGTACTCTTACCTCATTGTGGTCAGATAATAAACCTGTTCCGAAGAATAAGTTAGATTTCTGTGCTGCAACGATTACATCATCACTCATACCAGGACACATTACGATTTCTATCCCTTGGAAGTTAGATGGTTTCTCACCAACGTTTAATTGGTTGTTGTAAGAATTGTTTGATAATGTTGAATTACCAGATAAAGCTGATTGGTATGCTCTTGCAATTTTAGAACCAACATAGATTACTAAATCTTCTTTACCGTAAACGGCTGAAGGGATAGTATCATATACTGCTGATAATTTTGCTAGTACATTTGATGAATCAACTGAACCAGAAATTACTGCTCCATCACCATCAGTTCTTGCTGGTTGAACTGCTGAAGTTAATAATGTTGCTGCTGATGCAGATAAGATAGGTTCAAACCCACCAAATTCTCCATTGTTAGCAGTTACACCACTCCATATGTCTTGTTCTGTTTTTTCAGCAACTTTTCCACCTACATAAGATACCAAGAAGTCATTGAAGTCTCTTGGGATTTCATCAAATGCAGAATATCCAAGTTGTAATGCATTCCAAGAATCTACAAATTCTTGTTTACATAATGATAAGTTTACTTGTAGCTCTTTTGGCTCAAGTATTTGTTCAGTTATTGAAGTTGAACCCGATGTAACAAAGTCACATGAAGCATCTTGTACAATACCTGAAGTGTCTACTACCTGAATTACCTCTTTGAATTTTACATTTGGTTTAATAGTTACCAATTGATTATCAAGAGTTCTTGCAGAAAGTAGAGCAGCAGCGATATAACCACTTGCCGCTTCCCCTGCATAAGTTGAAGTTATGCTAGGTTGTCCTGTTGTTAAATTTACTAATTTTTTCATTTTTCTCTCTTTTTGTTTTTAAAATAGGAATTACCTATACATTTTTGAAAGTACCGAGTTGCTATAACTAGCAGGTACTTTAAAGTTATTGTTTTTCTTTTTGTTAAACATTGCAGGTTTCTCAGTAGGAGCTCCATCTAATTTCTTAGATTCAAGTTCTTCCTCCTCTTTGATATCCTCTTCCAATGCTTCTTCTTCTTTTTTGATTTCCTCAAAGTACTTTACAAGTTCTTCGATTCTTTCTTTCATCTCTTCAATCTTCTCTTCGTGCTCTTCTAATTTAGTAGTTAAGTTAACGATTTCATCCGCTTCCTTATCAACCACCTCCTCATCTACAGCAATACCTGGTTCTGATTCAAGAGTTACTTGTTCGTTTACGTCAGTATCGGATTTACCACTTTCGGGTAAAGCTTCCACCTCCTCTGTTGAAACATCAGCCATCTCCTCTTCTTTCTTCTCATCACTTTCTGCTTCGATTTCAACATTTTCTCTTTCTTTGATGATTCCACCTTCAGTAAAAAGTTTGATTCTGTTTATTTCATCAGATTCATCTCTTAATTCTAATAAGTGTTCACCATCAGGTGCTGGAGTCTTTGTTCCATCTTCGTGGATAACTTCTAAAGTTTCACCCACATCAAAAGTTGGAGATTCAACAAGAGTACCATCAGCTAATTTAGCTACGGTAAGTTTTACTTCTTTATTATCTAAAGACAATAAAGTCATAATTTTACCTAATACAGTTTGTGAATTCATAATTTTCTCTCTTTTTTGTTTGTTATTGATTTGATATATCTACAATATAACAATTTGTTATATATATGTAGTTATTTTTTTTAAGTTGGTATAGTTCCTTCTGATTGGAAATACCCAACGAGTTGTTGAAAATCAGTATAAGTTAAAGGAACATCCCAATAGATTATTGCATATATTCTCATAGAACTAGCTTCACCACCACCATCATTAGCAGCCCAATACATACCTTCAGCAGCTGATTGTATTTGTTTATACTCATCTATTGCTGATGGATTACAATTGAAATGCATTACTCTTTCGTTATTATCTGCACTTCTACCAGTAGGTCCTAACCATTGGTATTGTTCTGTTCCACCTTCACTATTACCTGTTCCATTTGTTAAATTAGTAGCTGTTGTTGCTCCTGCATCAAATGTATTTGGTGCTCCTTCTCCATAATACCAAGCATAGAATGAACCAGATGGCCCAAGAAATGAACCACTACCTTGTGCTGTTGCATCTTGTTGGTTTAAGAACCCACCATTATCTGGTGATTCTGTATTAGCATCTCTAGCATCTAAGAAATAGTTTCTAGGGTTTCCAGCTGCATGTGATGCTTGTGGTCTATCAAAGACAATACAAAACGATTCAAACTGAATATCTGTTCCTAAACTCTCTACTCTAGCAAAAGATTTGAAAGAACTAGCAGTATTATCTATCTTTAAAGCATTACTTTCTAAATACACCGAATCAGTTGCAACTGAGCCTGTTGTAATTTCTGCTACAGGTGATGCTGCAATATCTGCCCAAACACCTGCACTAAAATTAGTATTTACATCTTCAAACCTCATTACGATATTTGAACCACTTGGTATTTCCACAGGTAGTGCTGATACTTGTGATTGTAAGTAAGCTACTGGCGATACTCTCATATTAGTTAAAGTTTTTTACATTAGCAACAAATATATCATTTGTGTTATATCTAATAAACGTTAATATATCTATTGCATCTACTGCTTGTGATGCTGTATAAGCATTATCTGCAGGTTCTTTGAATGGGAAATTTGGAATTACTAATGTTCCAAATCCTACACTCGGTTGTTTAACTTGTAAGTTTATTGTTACACCATCTTTTGTATTAGTTGCTTCTAATCTTGTTTCACTACCACTTACTAACTCTAGTGTTTGTAATTGAGGTCCATTGAAATCTAATGAAGCAGTGTTTGATGCTATAGATATTGTATCAACTGCACTTTGTACTGAACCACTTATTACAGTAGAATTACTAAATGTATGTGTATTACCATTAAAATTAACATTATTACCTTGAATAATTGTAGTGTTACTATTATTACCAAGTCCGGTAGATAATACATTAGTATTTGTTCCTAAAGAAAGTGTTGTTGCTTTTAACTCCATGTTAGAAGTATTATCTCCAACATCTTGTAATTTAATTTTAGCAATATTACTACTACCACCACCATTTGGTGTTACACCTAATTCAGTAGATTTACCATTTAAGTAAAATTGAGAACCATATCCATATGATAAACTATCAAAGTATTCTATTGCAAATGCATCTTCAAGGTATGGTAATCCAAAGTTAGAATAATCCATTACACCTTGGAATACTCTGTTATAAGCAGTTCCACCATTACTTGCTCCTACAAGAGTAGTTTGTGGATATTCATTGTTTGCTGCAGGTGCTGTAAATTGTTGAGTTACATATCCAGTAGAACCACTAACTAGTTGAGGTCCAGCAGTAAATGTATTAGCTGCATTTTTCAATGCAAACGAACCACTATCTATTCCACCAATAGTTCCTGTTACAGTTAAATTACCTGTAATGTCTAAATTACCATTCCAACCAGTTGTACTTGAACTAACTATTAAACCACTTGAACTTATATTAACAGGTGATGAGGTTGAACCTATATTAATACCATCTGTTGCAACTAATCTACCATTTGTAGAATTACCTATATTGATACCTTGTGATTGAATATCAATACTTGTTTTAGTATTGTAATCATCTTGTATAACAATCTTAGCGTGGTTTCCACTACCTAATCCTC